ATACAACTTGATTCACATAAGCTTAAAAAGACGCAGGCGGGTGATTTATTCAAGCAAACGATTAGGGCGGGTAGTTTAGATAGCGTCTCGCGGTTTAGCGCAATTTCAACCGTGATCGGTTATTTTCTTCGGAGAGTGAGGGAGAATCATATGACCCTAGAAGAAGCGATAAGCGATATTTATGTTTATAACGAGCTTAAAATATCGCCTTCGTGGGAAAGATCGAGATTAGATAGGGAAGTTCGGAGTCTTCTGCAAAGGGATATAGAGAAATACGGTGAATTCACGTTGCCTGTTATAGCGGATCCCGAAGCTCCCCCGAAAAGGAATTTAGTAAATTATACGCTGGAAATATTACATAAAAAACTATTAAAGGAGCCTACGTTTTATTTAAAGCAAGGGTTATTGCCCGCTAGAAGTTTTATGCTACTCGCCGGTCCGCCGAAAATCGGAAAAAGCAACTTCGTACTTAATCTGCTTGCGAGAATGTCGGCGGGAGAACCTTATTTGGACGTTTTCGTTCCGACTAAGCCGCTAAAAATATTCTACCTTCAAAACGAAGTAGACGCCTATACGTTACAGTCGAGGGCGGAAATAGTTAAAGTCGACGCTCCGAATCTCGTTATTACGGCAATGAACGAAGACGAAAATACGATGAACGAAGACGAGACGATCGTATTTAACGATAAAGGAATTCAAGAGATTTTAGAATTAATAGGGGAAGCATTTACCGACGCTCCTCCGGACGTTATATGTATAGATCCGCTGCGTAATATGTTTTACTCGGACGGCAAGGGGGGCACGGCATCCGAGGAAGGGATGACGGAGTTTTGCCGGAGGTTAAGGATAGTACGTAATAAGGTTAATCCCCAAGCTAGTATTATGTTGATACATCATACTAAGAAAATCGGCGGTAATATGCTAAACGAAGATTTATTTAATATGATATCGGGCTCGGGTGCATTGAGGGGAATCTACGACACGGGTATTGTATTTTTTAGGGAAGACGAGAAATATCCTAACAACGTAACTATGAAGTTCGAAATTAGGAAAAGCCTGCCCGGAGATCAACCGATAGAAAAAATAAATCTATTAAGGGAAAACTGGGAATTTGTACGATCGACGGCGGGAACCACTGCTGCGGGGGGTACCACCAATAAAGAATTAGGGCTGCAAAATAAAATTTTAGAGCTAATAAAACAAGAAGCGGAGGAAGGAAGAATTTATGTCACGAAATCATTCGGACAAGCTTTTGAAAAGCGAGAAGACTTACCTAGTAAGAATACGATCATAAAAATAATAAACAATCTAGCGTCAACACAAGAAATAGAGTTCTTTAATAATCCTGAAGAGTACGGGTTGAATACAGAAAGTAAACATAAAGAGCGATCGATGTTTTTATGTATACCTAACATGAAATTAAAAGTAGGAGACAAATATGAGAAGATAAAATCGAATCATTATAGGTGTCCTCTACAATTAAAGATTCTGCCCAAAAAACAAAACGGCTTAATTTAAATCCACATATTTTGTTGATAAAAAAGTGAAAACTACCCTATAGCCCTTATAAACCAAGGGCTAGAACTCTATGCTTATAAAATAATCATCTAAATACTATTAATAATTGAAAAAGTAACAACGGGATATTGAGGACCTTAGCTTTTTTTAATTTGGTCCTAATGTAAAAATGTCTTGGTCCTTACTCATTGAAATTCTCAATTTTTTTATTAAATTTTTAAAAAATAAATATACTCTAATCCCTTTTATTCTCTAGGATTTATCGTTTATTTCGGTTATGGTCCAAAATTCTAGGAAGTGTGCTAGAGGTAGGACCAAGACCAGCGGGGGTATAAGCTAAAGCTACCCCCGCTGGTCTTGGTCCGTAACCTCATAACCACATTCCGATTAGTAGGTAACCGTAAAACCTTGAACTAAGGAGCTTTAAAAAGAAAAATTACTAATAACGTATGAATCTTTATTAATAAAGTAAAAACATTCTAAAAACATGCTTAAAACTCGAAATTAAGGCGTATGAAAAGCGATAATTATCTGAAATTTATAATTTATGAGAAAAAGTAAGAAATTTTTTTGCTATATATATGTACTGTGAAGTAGTGTGAAACGTAATTAATTCACACTCGAAAATACAGCCAAAATAGGCGTAACTAAAAGTTACTTGGGTGAGCTATTTGACCTTGATAATTCCGGCAATTAATTCGACTTGGTGTTTGTTGAGCCTTGACTTAAGAAGTGTGTCTATTAATTTTTCATATTCTTTATCATGCACGTCGGCAATGGTCTCAAGGTAATTAAATGCCGCCTTTTGAATGACTTTAGCTTGAGCCTCGGGGATCCCTACGGCTATGAGGTTTTTGTATAATACGTAAGTGTCTAACATATTTATTCGTAATGAAAATTAATTATGACAGCATAAAGTATAGCGTAAGCAAAGACAATCGAAAGCTATAATATAACAGTAGGCTTAATTAATACTTAATATTTTTATTTGCCATTTATATTTAGTAATATACAATATTATCGTTGTATTTACTAAATTAAGGGAATGGAAAAGAATAAAGGAGGACGCCCTAAGACCGTTATTACCGAAAAAGTGCTAAAAAAGATTGAAAAATCTGCCGGCTTAGGAATGAGTATTGAACAAATATCGGATTTATTGGGTATAGACGATAGTACTTTTTATCGGCTAAAAAATAAAGACGAGCGAGTTTTGCGAGCATATAGGAACGGTAAAGCTAAAGGAGTGCATCATGCGGTAGGGTTATTAAGGGAAAAGATGGATGCGGGCTGTACCACGAGCCTACATAAATATTTAGCGGTAGTAGCGGGATTCCGCGAAAAACAGGATATAAACCTATCTAGCGAGGACGGAACGATGCGCACCCCGCCGACGCTATTAGTCAAGTTCATAGAAACAAGTGACCGATCAAAACAAAATTGAGATCTTTGATTGGGCTAAGCCTTTTTTCGATAAATCCAACCGCTATTGCGTTGCATACGGAGGAAGGGGCTCGGGTAAATCTACGACTATCGCCCACATCCTATTACTAAGGGCATATCAAGAAACTACGGTAGTAGTATGCGCAAGGGAATTTCAAAGCGCTATTAAATATAGTGTTCATTTAATACTTAAGCAGGAGATAGAACGATTAGGCTTATCCTATGCTTTTACGGTTACCAACGAGGAAATCAGATGTAACCATAACGGTTCTATATTCTTCTTCAAGGGCGTTAAGAACAATATAGACAGCATAAAATCTATTCCGTCTATCGATATAATGTGGATAGAGGAAGCGGATATATTAAGCCGTGAATCTTGGAATATTATTACGCCGACGATTCGCAAACTAGATTCACAGATATTCATATCGTTTAATCCTAGGAATAAAGACGACTGTATATATCAAGAATTTATAAATAATATAGATTTTTATCCTGATGCATACGTAGTTAAAGTCAACTGGCGGGACAATCCTTTTTTTAACGAGACGCTGCAGAAAGAGAGGCTTAGAGCTTATTATAAGCTAGATCCGGCTCTATATAACCATGTTTGGGAAGGAGCTACGCTCGAACATTCCGAAGCACAAATATTCTATAATAAATGGGTCGTAGAGAATGTAGTAGAGAGTGAAGATATATATCCGTACTACGGCTTAGATTTCGGTTATTCCGTAGATCAGACGGCGGCGGTAAGGTGCTTTGTTAAGAATAATACCTTGTATATTACTCACGAGTTTTATAAGGCCAACGTCGAAATAGACGATATCGGCCGTAGATGCGAAGAAGTAATTCCCGGCTTTAGACAACATAAGATTGTTGCCGATAGTGCAAGGCCGGAGACTATTTCGTTCATGAAAAGGCAAGGTTATATTATAGAGGGTGCACTAAAAGGCAAAGGATCCGTAGAAGACGGTATAGCTTTTATACGTTCCTTCGATAAGGTAATCATAGACCCGCGCTGCGTAAACACGATTAGGGAATTTACGATGTACTCGTATAAAATCGATCCTAACGGCGACGTAACTACAAAAATAGTCGACGCGTATAACCATATATGCGATGCACTGCGTTATGCTCTAGAAAGCCTTATGAAGCGCAAATATGCGGATTACAAGACTTTAGGACAATGGTAGTTTTATATAATATAAAATTATTGTTAAAAATAATTTCCCGTGTTAGTATTTATTATAATTGTTGTAATTATAATGGAAAATAGCAGTATCAAGATTCATTCTTTAGAGTCGGGAAAACCTAAAGAACAGGCAAGCGTTCGTTTGGACGGCTTTAGCAATATAATGACGGGGATAGGCGCGCGTAATAGTCGCGTTAACCGTACTTTTTACGATTCGGTATATTGTTCTATAGATCAGAATGCGTTAACCGATATATATAGATCCAACGGAATGGGTAGGCGCGTCGTTAACTTAATCGTCGACGACGCTATGCGTACTTTTATCCAAGCGGATAATAATTTACTTAATGAGTTATCGCGGGTCCAAGCTAAGCAGCATATAGTCGAAGCCGCGACATGGGGCAGACTTTACGGCGGAAGCGTACTGGTAGCGTTCATCGACGACGGGAAGAGTTTAGATAAGCAGCTTGATTATAATAAAATTACGCGTCTCGCGGCACTTAGATCTTACGATAGATATCAAGTGTCTTGGTTACCCGAAGATTTATCTAAAGACTTATACGACGGGTATTACGGTGAGCCGGAAGTGTTTATGATATCGCCTTTGGAAGGAGATCCTTTTAGGGTTCATCGCAGCAGGTTACAAATATTTTCCGGCGCTAGGGTTCCAAATCGGATAAAGGCTATGAATAATTACTGGGATGATTCCGTGATCCAAGCGGTTTACGAATCGTTACGTAATTATTGCGGTTCGATGAATGCATCGGCGGAAATAATTCAAGATTTCATTCAGTCGATACTAAGCGTAAACGGTTTGCAGAATATGATAGCCCAAGGAGCCGAGAGCTGTATAGCCGAACGTATAAAGGTGCTAGACCTTAGTAGATCGGTCGCAAAAATGATTTTGCTTGATGCGGAAAATGAAAATTACACTAAACAAGCAAGCTCGGTAAGCGGGTTATCGGATTTAATCGATAGATTTGCGGAAAATATTTGTGCTACTACCGATATACCTTTTTCTAAGCTTACGGGTAGATCGCCGGCGGGGCTCGGATCTACCAGCCACAACGACTTAGAAAACTGGGATAACGTAGTAGAGGCCTATAGAACGGACGAAATAGCCCCGAAAATAGATTGGTTAGTCGATATTTTAGAAGCTCAGCGAGTGTGGGCCGAGGGTAAGAGACCGACAAATTTTGAATGGGAGTTCCCGCCGCTAAAAGTAGCTAACGAATTAGAAATTGCCGAAATTAAACTAAAAAATGCGCAAGTCGATGCTATTTATATGGATCGTGGCGCGGTCGATCCACGCTTTATGTTTGAAAAAAGGTATGAGGGCGGTAATTACGAAGCGGATCCGTTTATAGCGCCGAGCGAAATTAAGAAATATGAGCCCGATACTTTAATAGAAGTATTACCCGAGAACGGCGATTTAATAGCCGAGAGTTCAAAACTAAAAGAAAGCACGAAACAAGAAGTACGCCAAGATAACCTGCGAAGTACGATGCTTAGAAAAACGGCTATGGAATATTTAGTAAGAGAATTTGGAAATGTATAACGATAATGATTTAATGCTCGGTTTGCAGATGTCTATCTTAAAAAGATTAGACTGCGACGATTCCGATTACGTAACGTCTATCACGAGAGAAAATAATAAGTTGATCGTCACTACGAAAAGCGGTCAAAGAACGGAAATAGAAATAAGAGGTCGCGGTAGGGACGGGAGCGACGGGCTTGACGGCCTTGACGGGGCCGACGGCAAGAACGGCAAGGACGGGTTAAACGGGCGTGACGGTGTTGACGGAAAAGATGGGGCCGACGGACGTGACGGAGTAGACGGACGTGACGGTGTGGATGGAAAAGACGGAGTAGATGGGCGTGACGGGAAAGACGGGTTAAACGGGCATGATGGTGTTGACGGAAAAGATGGGGCCGACGGAAACGGTATAATCGATATAAAGATCGATCAGCGCGGCCATTTAATTATCGTTACGCGGGACAAAACTTATGACCTAGGCGTTATAACCCGTGGGAAAAGCAGAAGCGGCGGAGGAGGAAGTGCGTTTGATTATACGAATTCTACTCCTATGCCCGTACGCGTCGGGGGGTTCCCAGCCGGTACTACCTTTAACAAAATGTCGTTATACGACTTATGGACCGGTTTACTGTACCCGACTCTAAATATACTCACCTTTAATTCGTTTACGATTGCGATAGCTCAAGCGATTGAAATAGGTTCAACGATTACCGCGGGCGATTATGAAACGACTTGGGCCGTAGATAATCCGGCTGCCTTAAAGGATAATTCCATATCGATTGAGTATCTAAACGATAATTTAACGTTAGCAAGCAATTTACCTAATACGGTACCCATTAATTTAAGTATTCCTATGATAGAAGCAAATACTATAGGCAATTTAACCTTCAGAATTTCCGGATTGAATCACCAAGACGTAGTGTCTACGAAAGATTATGTTATTGCCGTTCAATATCGTATATATGTCGGCGAGAGTAATCTAGAGACTCTTAACGAAAGCGACGTTGAAGATTTAAGAATAAACGAGTTAAGGGACGATATCGACGGCGAATATGATTTGCTAGGCGGAGGGTACAAATGGTTTTGCTATCCTACCGTTATGGGCACGAGAGATAATTTCTATGACATAAATACCGGTTTCCAAATAGCTATGATGCCGCCGGAGACTGTTACTATTACTAATGCCTTCGGGGTAGTAACTCCCTATTACTGCTACAGGACGGTTAACGTGCTGAACGGCGATATCGATATAGGGGTTTTGCAATGAAAGATTTAATGAAGAGAGACCCGCAATACATATGAAAGCCGACGAAAATACTATATACGTGCTCTCTCTTCCGGGCGGGGGTACGAGGGGCTACTTATCGAATAAATTCTTGAAAAAATTCATGGAAAGGTGGCAGCTGAGTAGGTTAGATCCTCTAGGTCCCGTTTGGGAGAATTTTGACGTAATCGGCGGTACCTCTACCGGCGGTATTTCCGCGGCGGCCCACGCCTTAAATAGGACACTCGATGAAATATTACAGATATACACGCAGCAAGCACCTTGGATCTTCACTACGAGGACCGTTTTTGAAGTCACTACCTTCTCTCACGACGCTGGTACTCCTAGCAATAAAGCAGGAAATGACGACTGGGCGCTATACCTTGAGGAAGGAACGGAGCTGTACGAATCGGCATACGATGACAGTAATTACGGGAATGTACGGTTAAAAAACCAACTTGAAACTAATTACAAGGTCAATATAAATTGGCCCACAACTCTAACACACACCGGCTCGGTCAGAGATGCTACCATGCAGGACCTGCTAACTAACGTGGTTATTCCCGTGTACTGCAATAGCACGGGTAAGCCGATAATCATATCAAACATCAACGGTTTTGAGTACGAAGGTCAAGATTATCGAGTTTTAGATGCGGCAATGGCAACTTCTGCTGCACCGGGATATTTACCGCCGTATTTCTTTGGAGGTAGAAAATATACGGATGGGGGAACTTTTTCTAATTCAGCTTCTCAATCGGCCATAACTGCAGGTCACTTTTTAAAGAAGAAAGCAAATAGGGTTTGTATTTTAGAGGCCACGACGGGTATAAGCTTAAATCCTAACAGCGATGATACTAATGATATATTGGATTCCATCGATACGTTTAGGAATCTTACCTCTGACGGAATCGGTGCCGTGCAAGCTAATACGGCTAGGGATTTAAGAATAAGATCGAGATATAATACAGAACAATTGCTTTATTACTCCTTTGCGCCTATTTTTAATCCTCCAGAAGGAATCACAACGGCTTTGGATGATACTACGTCGGAGACTTTTGCCTATTACAACACGTTGGTCAATGCTGCTTTTGCTACGGGTTCTAGCGAGCTCGTTTTAATCGATCAATTCATAACTAGGTTAAACTTCGGGATACCGGCTTCTCGTTTGATACCTTTAACTTAAGGTTGATTTAAACTTTAAGCTGTGTCATATTAACTAATATTTAATTTAAAAGAGTAATATTGATATGTATGGAGCGGATTGGGGGAAGTTTATTCAGTCAGCTATTCTTTTCGGTTTATTAGCAGGCGGAGGAGTGGTATGTGCAGCGGCAGGGGTAGGAGCATGTGCTTTGGCAGTAATATTATACTGCGGAGGCTGCCTAGTATGTCCGGACAACGCCGCTCATGATAATACTTATAACACGGACGGGGTAGTAGCAATTGAAATGCAGGAGAAAGACGTTGCGGGCAAGGACTCGGATTGCGCGGATCACGTTTAAACTAAACAAATATACCGTGCGCTTTTTGAAAGATGTTATACGCTCCGGGTGAACTGATAACCAGAGTAATAATTGCTCCTAGAATTAATTTATTCATTGTACTTACTGCAGATAAATCTTTTCTAACAAGTTCTATTTCATGTTTCAGCTCAGACCTTACCG